GGGAGGACAAGATTGTTTACTCCGAAAGTTGGTTTGGTTTACGTCATTATTATTAAGCCCATGACGACCGCAAGCGGATTTGTATGTTGGTTAGGAGAAATTAGGTTGATACAGGGTACTGCGCCACCCTTATGGTTGTAGTTGCAACAGTACTAACATTAGTGGCGCCACTCACACCCACATTAACCATAGGTACTGTGGATAGTATGGACAACACACATATAAGGAATGTTGTATTGGAGCTTGATATTGATGACTTAATGGTAGCACCCGTATTGACTGAAAATGTTGGAGTCGCGGATGCAGAACCACTAAGTGGGATCTCGATGACTACAAGAAAGTAGCCATATCCAAGAAAGCTAAAACCTGAGGTCAGGGGTGTTGTAATGTTCATGTTTCCGCTGATCAACAATCCACTATTAAATGGATGTGTAGAATCAGTGGTTCCACACGAATATTCAGATCCAAGGCCTTGCGGGCCCTGACCATTGGGTTCAGCCAGCTCCACCTCATAAGAGATGTACACTGACCCCCTGTGTGTGGTTGATGAGGATTCGTTGTTGGCTAATCCAAATTGTACCACACCCATTGCCTGCTGTCTCAAAACGCCCACCGTAGGGTAGGGTAACGTACCATAAGCGACGTCCAACCACTCATTGGTACATGGTACCGTAACAGAGGCGTTTTGCCAAACAGAACATTGCAGGGAGGTGTTATACGCAGAAAAAGCTTGTTTAGTCGGTAGTGGTGTAAGGAGAACTTGGCCATTGACAATGGTTGCATCCTGACCAGGATCAAGTTGCAAGGCAAGTAGAAATTGACCGTTAATGGATGAAGTACATTCAGTAACATATTCAACTACAACTTTCTTGAACCTATACTTGGTATAGGCGTTGGCCACGCCAGCTAGCCACGGGAACGTATTTGCATCCCCGGCGTCTAAAGGCAACGTGACGACATTCTCAAGTGTCGAGGCGTTGCCAGTTCCTACTACGTCATAAACAAACTCACGATGTGTGACAGAGATTTTTGTGTTGCCATTGAACCTGGCTTTGACACCTTTGATTATGGTGCCCAAAGCAACAGGAGCTCCGCTAGTAATCTTAGTCATTTCAGCGCTGGTATAGCCCAGCTGCTAGCAAAAGACTGTGTTTGGGGCACCCTTGGTCAATATGACACAATGCATGTCAAATCCACGGTTGCCGCTCAAACCTTTGGGGGCACGCAGAACAGTGCCCCCAGGATTACTGTGTTTTGCCTTGGGCGTCTTCGGCTTTGCAAGCACCTTCGGCGCCTGCTTAGGCTCCTTAGGTGCTTGCTTAGGCTTCGCTTTCACTTTAGGCTTACGAGGGGCGGATTTCTGGGTTAAGGCCATTTCATTTGCTATGGCCTTAACCTGTGGTGGTGGCAACGCGGGCTGTGCAGTTTTGCTCCCACCTGTAATTGCTTTGGTAACTAGTCCTCCATAACTAGTCAATAGTGGCTGAACATTATTGGCACGATTTATTGTAGTGCTGTTGTCTGGTTGTGCCCAGACTTCAGCCATCGACGCTTTAGGATATTTCACACGGTATGCCTTGTCTTGAATAGTTCTGGCTACCCACCACAATGGATCACCGTACCTAGCAGTGCTAAGTAAAGATTCCACCCACGTGGGGCCAGGCTTACTCAAGGGATTATTGGGTCTTACAGCTAACATTTCATGCCCAGTACCATGCTAGAAGAGTTTTTCGATGACTGGATGATTCAATTCGTCATCCAGTACCACTAGCCCAAGATAGATGCATAAATCCTCAATATCTGTAATTGTGAGTCCATATTGCATGTAGAGACAAGTGGATGTTTCATCCACAGCTTGTAAAGTTACACTAGGTGCAATATCGACCTTATACGCGATGCCTTTGCGAGGCAATTGTCGTAACAGGTTATCAAAGTAAACCCTCATAAAAGGTATGTGAGAGAATAATTTATAATTACCTTCGATGACGCCTCTCAACCATGCGTGGCCATTCTTATACCTAACCAAGGAAAACCCCATTTTAGCTAGGGTTTTACCAAGGTGCGGTGTTAATACATAGCCATGACTAGAAGCGCAGAAAAACGAGGAGTAAAACTCAGTTTCCAGTATAGTGCTTACCTCAACTTTAGGTTTAAAACCCAAAGCCTGTATCGTGTTACGAACACCATCCAGGTCAGGGTTAAACCTAACAGCTGTCACACTATCATCACCCCCAACCAACACCCGGAACATTGAAGTAAACGGAAATATTGCTTTAGGGTACTGCTTTCTATACGCATAGTACTGCACTAGAGCGTTTATGAGTGTATTTCCAATGGTGGTATTTGGATCACCAGACTTTCTAGTGTACGGGCACTCATACTTTACACCGTGTGCGGTCACGCCCCGGGTGTGCTGCTGCATGTCAAAGACATGTAGCGCTTTGCCGCGCAACCCGTGCCGCACATAGATGTAACGCTCCAACGCATAAGCGGAGGCGCCTATAGTCGCGTCAAAACGCGTGAAATCATTTGATACGGTGGTTTCAAATACCGAAGAATTTGCCCATGAGCCCATCTTCACCGCATCTACGCCCGAAGCGTATGTAATGAAGTGATCAAATGACCAACTACGTTTTAATTGTTCATTGAACGATGCCATCCAGGGCCCTAATATACAGTTGAGCTCATTTGCAACCCCTTGGATGAGGCGTGGATCAAACCCGTCCTCAACCAGGAGTTTTTCCTTCTTAACGAAGGACTTTCTTATTGCAAGTTTGCTAAGCTGATGTTTAGTCAAGCCTTTCAGTACGTTGTCATTTGCTTTGGTGTTTTGGGCCTGCCGTGGGGCAGGAAATCTACTGTTCCATTTTCCAAAAGACCAAGCTTCCACACTTGCAAAGTTTGGAAATAACGTATCAAAATCCTCACGCACCTGTTCCATCAGTACTGCCCATTCGCCAGGGTCTTCCCAAAGTGGTATCAAGGCCCGATTGGCAACTGCCACTTCTTCATTGTGCTGACTGGTTGATGGCACAATGGGGACATGCCCGGCAACAGACGGGCCATACCGATAGAACTCTACAGACTTTGAGGGTTCATACACCTCAATCTCATACACACGGCCTACAACAGGCTTGTTGGTGGTATCCTTACTGGCGTACCTAGAGGCGACCTTAACAGCAGCTCTATTCACCCAGAAAAGAAGACACCAAAGCATGGTGCAGATCCGTTGCCTCACCGTAGGTGTGGTCACCCAACCTAATAGGGTCACATCGAGATCTGCAATCTCTCTGTGATGTTCTTGTTGCTGATGCTTGAGTGCCTGTAACGTCTTCCGACGAGCAAACGCGACCGCATAACTAACTATGTTGGTCGAATACGCCAAGATGTCGGTGGACAGTACAGCATATTGGTTTGTTTTAACACATTTGAGTAATTCACCATGAACCCTAACCATTTGGTCAGTCGAGTTTTTGGTGAATTGACAAATGGAAACCAAATGTGCCACCAATGCAATCGGTGCAACAAAACCCATCGGGCCAGGCTGATACATTTCGTTTTCAAATAAACGCCCCCCGTCTGCTAACAATGAGCAATGTGGCCTAGCAGTTAAATGATCCACGTTTAGTCTAGCAACGTCAAGCGGCACATGGCCGTCAACGAGGTTAAATTCATAAATCGCGGAATGTCCAACTGTCATGACCCTATGCCACGTTAGTGTTACTGGGCTTCCACCATGATGCCCATGGTGTCCGTTGGTGACGCGTAACCAATGGAGGTTTGAATGTTCGTAACTAAAGTTACAACCATTTACCTTCATGATAACGTTATCGTAGTCCAACTGGTAATGCGCTTCATCACCATGATAAACCCCTCTATAACTTGAAAACTCATGCACCACAGCTACGGCCTTCCTGTACCTACTTAAAAGCTCCACAAGGTCAAATTTGCTGAAGTAGTACAAGCTGTGAACAAACAACAGTTCACATGCTTGCGCCAAAGTACAATCACATTGTTGTATGGTGTGACTGCACCAACCTGCAATCCCCTCATATCTGGCGTTCCGAGGGACATCGGAAGCCGAGATAATCGGACAGCAGGAATGAATATTCACCCGACCATGGCGGCGATGCCGGGTAGGAGTTCCACCGACATCAACAATGTGGGCGGTCAATAAACTGATAGCAACGGCTTCAGCAATTGTTCGCTCACAATGAAGAAGTGGGTGTGAACTTGTACCCCGGGCACGGCCCTCTACCTTAAATGAGGGATGAAAGTTATTCACAACAGCTAATTCTCCCTCACTGAGGGAAAAATTTACAGCCAATCTCTTCA